CATGAGAGATGGCATGATGTGTTCAATCGTGTCAGATACTTCTGTGCTAACGACTTGAGAGCGGTCAGTCTGCTCATTGCCAAATGGCTCACCCAGATAGTAGTCCATCGCATCAATACGGTCTTGCGAATATTCCGTATCGTAGTGTCCTAGTGCCTGTTCAATCTCATTGCGAACAATCGCCTGAAACTCAATGTCGTTCATTTTAGCCATGACTATGCCTTCTTAGATACTTTGGCTTTTTTGCTCTTCGGTTTTGATTTTGGTTTTGATTTTGGTTTAGGCTCTGACTTGGCCTTTGGTTTTGTTTCAACAACAGGCTCAACCTGCAAGGGCTTACGACAAGACTTACAATTTCCGTGATAACCATTAGGGTTTGGATATCCGCAGTGTGGGCAAATCATTTGTCTGTCTTTCTCTGTTTGCGTGGGCGACCACGCTTTTTAGGAGTAGCCTCTTCAGCAGCCTTTTGAGCTTTCAGTGCAGCCTCTTTCTCAGCAGCACGGTTCCTTGTGTAAATAGTAACATACATTAAGAACGCTTCCTTGCTTTCTTCTTAGCAGTTTCAGAGAGGTCTGCATAGTGATAGAGCTTTTTGCTTGATGCAGTATGCCGCGCCCCACTGTGGAGTTCTCCATTGGGCATCTTGTGCATACCACCAGTATGACGAGTGCCATCTCGAAAATAGTGTGCAACTCCCTTAGCCATTACGCTCTCCGCTTTCTTGTAGTTTTTCTTGCTACCTTTTTGCCCTTTTTCTTATCTTTCTTTTTAGAATTGCTAGTTTTGTACATATAATCTGGCATACCTAACTCCTACCATTTTACTTTGTGTGACCAGTATTTTGCACTCAGCTTGCTTGTAGGCTTACCTTGTGCATTGTGACGAGCATAATAGCTCTTTCTACGCGCTTTTTCTTTTGCTGTCTTCGGATTTTTACCAGCACCCTTCACACCCTGCTGACCAAAACGTATTAGGCGAACCTTGTCGCCTTCCTTTGCCAGCACAGCATGACTCTTTTTGGGATGCTTTGGAGTACGCTTCGGTTTGTTGTAACCAGCAAAACGCTCACCACGGTAAACAATAGCCATCAGCGAATCCTCATGTGATGTTTCGGGCCGAGCTTTTTGCGTATATGCAGACCGCGTTTTTTGTGTCTACGGCGCGTAGGTGTGCGCGGCTCAAAAACTACTACTGTTTTCTTAGCCATCAGGCTTCCCCGTAAATTCCATCATCTGTCACTCTGATAGAGCTTATAATCTGCAAATACTCTTCAGGCGACATTTCTGCCATTTGACCACAATAGGCTGACGCAAGCAAGGTCAGGTTCAAAAGGTCATCCCATTCGACCCCTGAGTCACTCAACTCTTCAAGTAGCGTAACGATGGCCTCAAACTCTTCGCCACCCATTTCGATGTACTCATCCATTACACTACCCACTTTGCTGAACCATAGTTTAGCGGCCTATTCCATTTATGTGCGCCGCCACTCTTGGCAATACTAGCACGAGTTGCAAACGTCAGGCAAAAACTGTCTGCAAGGTCGGGAGAGTTTAGACCACGCCTTTTCATCTCATCTTTGCTTTCAACCTTCAGCTTGCCATTTGATGTAAACTTGAAACGTGGCTTTGACAGGTCATCAATCAATTCGTCTTGTTTTGGTATTGTACACTCACGGGCTTCAAACCATTCTTTTGCGAGAAACCACAACTCATCGCGTAAGCGTCCGTATCTGTCACCCATCGCGGGGGACTCAGCGACGTTAATCCCACGCACAGGTAAATCAAGTTCCATGAGGCGGTCAACAACACCAGCACCAAGACCGATACTGTCAACAAGTATTTCGGATGGCCTATCACTCCACCTAGTCGTTTCATATTCATTCAGTATAATCCCACATATCTCCATTAGGTCTTTGTTGCGCCATGTCTTGACTGGCTCAGTCACGACATTCCCCTTACGCTTGCACAGGGCAGTTTTATCGGTACCAAAACGCGCAACGTCCAAGCCCCAAACAACCGTTGTTGTTTCTGCGGCTTCTTGTTCACGCTCTGAGGCAGCTTGCAAGAGATGCAACGGAACGACCACATCGTCATCGGCTTCAGGCCATTCGCCCAAAACACGCACACGATAGATGTTGCTGTCCTCCCCATACTTCATTTTCATATCATCTATGAAATTGTCGCTGACCTGACTGCTATCAGCAGAGGCCACCTTCATGGTAAACCATCTCTCTCTCATCTTGTTGAAGGCTTCGTAGAAATATCCAGATGTACGGGTCGGGTTGCCCGTCATAACAGTCTTGGCACCCTCTGTAGACATAGCACCTTCACCAACCTCAAAGATAATATCGTCCACACCAGATGCCTCATCAATCAGAAACAGCATGTTGGGTGAGTGAAAACCTTGCAACGCCTCTGGGGTCTCGCGGCGCGCAGTACGGGCAACGGCAAAACTGTCGTGCCCTGTAAGCTCAACTTTGTCAGACTTCACTTCTATCAAATCTTTCAGGCCGTCTGGCATACGACGATGCCACTTTGCAACCTCTGCCCATAAAATGTCTGACAACTGACTAGCAGTGTTGGCAGTACATGCTATCCGACTAGGGGAGCGTGTCAATACCCACCAAAGTATCAACCACGAAAGAAATGCAGTCTTGCCGATACCGTGACCAGAGCGGATGGCTACACGGTCATTATCTCTCACGGCACATAGAGCCTTGCGCTGCCACTCCTCTGGCTTGGCTTGCAGGATGGACTCAACAAACAAAACAGGGTCAAGGGCTATTGCAAGCAATAACTCCTCTACGTTTAATTTTTTCTCACTCATAACTTCTCCTTGTAGGGGGGACAGGAAAGGGAAATAACCCGTCCCCCCAATCGGGAGCGACAAGGAGGAGAACGCTCAACCGAAACAAACTCTCCTCTGTGATATTTATGACACAGGTGCGGTGTTACTGGCAAGTAGTCTCACACAGAGACTTAGTAGTCTCACAGTGAGTCATAAACCAGTCATTAACCTATATAAGATATATCTCTTATATTTATGGCTCACACAGAGACTCGTGAATATTTCAGGAAATTTTTTGGCTAGGGTACCTTGGCGTTTCTCAGGACGAAGGGGGGGGGTGTTGCAGATATGTCACACATAGGGAGGGGTATATATAATATATAACAGCCCCCGCCCGAAAATTTTAGGGGGGCTAATCGCAAACTAAAACTAGAACGATTCTAAAAGTGCGGCTAAGTCTCTGATTTATCTGTGTATTCTGCTTCAATTATCTCGCCGCGCTTTCGTTCTTGCAGTTTCACTTGAATATGCGCCAAGGCATCCGACAGGCTATCCCCAGCACTGACAGATATATCAACATCTTTCGGGAGCAGGGCGGCCATGCTTCTAATCGTGCCGTTTACGTCAACCTCTAGCGCGTCTGCTAACAGCGTGGGCAGGGATTTGCCCCTTGCATCCAACTCAGCCAACGCCCCCTCGAACCCGTGACGCAATTTATGGACAACCTGTTGCCCGTGCCCCGTACCCGCTGGCCTTCCCCTCGCCTTTTTCACAACCGCCATTTTTTAATCCTTACCCCTTTGTTACCGTTGCAAAAATACCACACATAAAAAAAACGTCAAACCCGTTATTTTTTCTATTGACACAATGCGGGGCGCGCATTATATATAAACAGGTAAGCCCGCAATGACGCGGCAAATGAAAAGGGAAAACACAATGCAAAATGTAAAACTGACACTGAAAAAACATCGCCGCCATGTTTGGGGAACCGAATACGAAGGCGAGCATATTCGTTTTTACAAACTGCCCTCAGATGGTTTGTGGCGTAGTAGCTACTTTGGCGAGAACACTGTTTACACCACATTAAAGGGCGCGAAACTTGCGATTGAACGGGAGCTAACCAAAAAGGCTCTTTATAAAAGTTATTATCAGGCAAGCTGGTAAGCGACGGAATAGCCAGCGTTAGGGGGTGCCCATGCGGTGCCCCCTAATACGGGTTATTTTACCCGAATATGAAAGGGAAAAACATGAAACACAAACAAGCCAAATCTGGCATCATATATCGGGGCGCAAGCCTTATTGACGGCAAGCCCATTGTCGTTGTTGCAACCTATTCAAATCGCAACACGAAAACGGGCGCAATGGTTCAAACCTATATTTTGCGCGCTGATATAGACCCGCGTGAAGCTAACAAAAGCGGCGCGGATTATTCTATTTGCGGGAATTGCCCCCACCGTGGGAAAGCAACAACCGACCCCGATAAGAAACTTGCGGCAAATCGTTCTTGCTACGTTGTGATAGGGCAAGGCCCGCTTATTGCATATAAAGCATTTAAGCGCGGCGTATATGGTGACGCGCAAGGCCATGACAAAACCGCCGAATTAGGGCGCGGGCGCATGGTTCGGCTTGGCACATATGGTGACCCCGCCGCCGTGCCTAGTTATATTTGGGACAGCCTGCTTTCAGAAAGTAAGGGGCATACGGCCTATAGTCACCAGAGCGGCGT